TGCTCACAAAACTATTATTAAGTTCTGCTTGCCTGGTCTGGAATTCACCTAGGATAGACCGCTATTCATCAAAAGATGAGTGCTATCGTAGTAGCCTAGGACTATGAGACACGGAGAGGTTCAAATTAAAAGCTACTCTAATTTAAACATCAATGCCTCGCGCTTCTAGCCAAACAAAACAATAGTAATAATCAACGCATACTGAGCCCTTATGAAAACAAGCAATTTCCACAAGTCGCATAAAATTTGAAAGTAAACTTACAACCAAAACCCAAAAAAAAAGATTTTGATTATAAGGCTTCCGCCAACATTCCGATTCCCGACATAATCGGGGCACGATTTTCCCATAAAAAGGACCCTGCAGTCTGAGCTGCACCAAGAATTGACTGTAAAACAGTTGACCCACTGTCAGCAGGTCCATTAAGGCCCTTCGCCATATGAGCACTAGCAACTGCTGCCAAAGCTGAGTTGAATGCTTGAGGATCAGGCTTTCCTGCGGCCTTAGTCGCAGTTAGTAACTGATTAAAGGAAAATGCTTCAATATTCATGGTCCAAGTCACGTTAAAGACAGGCGCACTCACTTGACACCCCCTGACCGCAAAAGCAATCACTGGAGTATCTTGAGAAGAACGAGTCGCAGTAAAATCATTAACGGCAAAGTCACCCGCTCCCGCAGGCATCCAGATTTGATACGCGCCCTGTGCAGCACTATTAACAGCTGCATAATTATATTCAGCAACCTCGGAAAAATTTGTTGGAAACACAAAAATCGCATCAGTCGGTGGCATACAACCAATAGCACACTGGCCTTGATTGTTTAAAGCACTACCAATGTATTTAACATTGACACACATGCTTACCACCCTGTAAGAACCGACATTATTAGCCAAAGAGGTACCATAACCATGCACATTAAAATTAGCCTTTGTAACAGTTGACGCATCATAAGTAAATATGGCATTATCTGTTATCTCGCCCCCATTATTCAAACTGGGGCCAAAGTACATAGTTCCGGCACCTGCCGCATTTGTTGTCATCGTTCCAACAGTTCGAACTTGAATCGTAGCACGAGGGAAAGTAGTGAGATCAGGAATTATAGACATATGATTCTCTGGATCTCCAACGCTCAACAAATAAGTGTTGTTCTCACGAACAATCCTCCTACCTGTTTTTGGCTTTAAACGAGCATACTGCTTCTTGCGAACAAGAGCAGACTTTCCATTTTCTGCTTGCAAAGTAGTTCTACGATCGATAAGACTTTGTTTTAGTCTCTTGTCAATTTCCACCTTTGAAAGACCATCTGCTTTCAGCTTCCTAACGAGCTTCAAAGATTTAGCATCTTGGGCCATCCCACTCGCCATCTTTTACCGCAGCAATCCACCTCGCTACGGAAGGGTGTGGCTTTACGTCACCCTCTCCAATAAATATTGGTAATTTCAAGTGGGGTAAGCCAGGCATCCAGAGCCTCATCAAAATAAGAATCTCTCGGAAAACCTTGCTCGAGGAACCATACTTTATAGTCCTCCAAAATATTGACTAAATCCTTTTCAAACCAACAATGGACACGAAGTCCAGCGGCCCTCAAAAGGGAATAGCCAGGGGAATCAACACGACACCCATACAGCATCGAATGAAATTGTTTTTCAAAGTCTGGAACTGGAACATATCTACCTCGAAATTTAGTAACCTTTTGGCTACAATAACAAGATTCAGAAACATGATGTCCAGCCCAGTCTGTAGTCGTTAACTCAAGGACGTCCTTAACTGCATCACGATACATTTCAGCAGTTAAAGAATCACTGGCAACAATATTATCATCACCACACAAACCAGCATTTACCCATGATATAAAATCATTATATGAACCCCCTATCTTAACGATAAAAGCATATGAGAGTAAACGAAGGTGGTGCATTGTATTGTCAGTACCTGTGTTAACAGAACCAGAAGGATTACCATTAAACTTACGCCAAATAGATCCATCCGTCATAGAAATAAAACTGTAAATGACTTCTCTATAAAGATTAGCCATTCTCATCTTGTTTGCAAAGGACTTATCTTTCAAACATGAATACCTG